GCGACACCATTTACAAACAGCCCGATGGAACTCTTTAAGCTTATTAACATGTGTATTCAGGACAAGGAAGAGAAAATCCCAGATGATATTGCCAAGTTCAAGGAGATTTACATGAATGAAGATGATGTTCTCTCCAAATCGGGGGCGAAGAAGTTGGCGAATCAGTTGAGTGGTTACATAAGTTACTTGAATAGAGAGAAAGATCCGACTCAATTCGCTCAGCCGATTATGATTGAAGTACCAGTTGCCATGTCTGCGGCATCCGAAGATGTGCGTCCATTTTTATACAAGGAGAAGGAGACAAAGGATATGCGGGCAGAAACAAAGGTGGTTCTGGACGAATACAAGGAGAGAATAGCGGGACTTAGAGCGACATTAAAGGCCTCTAAAACGGCATCAAAGGATAGCAATAAAACCTTAAAGGCGGCCAAGAAAGCGGCAAAGGAGGACTGTAAAGCGAAGCATCCGGGTCGCAAAGAAAAGGCCGATCGCGATAAATGCGTCCAAGAAGCCGTTGCCAAGGCCGAGAGTGATGCGGCTGCAGTAGGCGACACCAATTTGGACGCTTTACAGAAGGAGTTGGATGATGCCGTAGCGGAAAAAAAAGCAATCGCGGATGATGCCAAGGGATTGCTGAAAAAGATACGCGATGCCAAGAAGAGTCGCACCAAGTTCCAGGATGTTATGTTGAGAGAAAGGTGTAAATTTTAATGCTTGATCTCAATACCTTTTCACTTTATTCTCTCGTTAATTCGGCGAACAATGTCTTCATTATAGATACCTAGTGGTGTATATGATGACGTCTTCTTATAGTCGGGTTTTGGTTTGGTTGCTGAGTTGGCATGCGTGTTTTTCTTTGTTAAGTCATCAAATTCTGAAGATACCGATGCCTCCTCATCGTTCATCACGTTCCCGAAGCCATCGACTTGAACCCCTGTCTTTTTCTTGATATCTTTTCTCTCATAAGACGGAATATAGTGTTGCCATGAAACAAAGAGCATGTTTGGATGTGTATACTTGACAAACAACTTGTTTTCTTCCAATTTCTCAATGACATATTCAATGCATGCTTGAACGTCGTAACGCGGGAATCCGATGATAACCTCAGGCACAACGTAAAAACAAAATTGTTCCTCGTGTTTAAGACGAGATGTGGTCTTGATTTTCTTGAGAATTCGCGAGAGAATGCGTTTATAGATGGCTTCTTTTTGCTCCTGAATCTCACGTCTTCTCTCGTAGAGTTCATCTAAATTTACTTGTTCAATGAGTTCTTCGCCGTCGTTCATATGCCTTGCACAGAAAATATATGCTTGTTTTATTCACAATGATTTAAATATGCCTGCCGGCGGGCTTATTTTTTCCAACACAATTAACCTTTGGTTATTAGAACAACACTATTTATGCTCAAGATCATATTTGTTATCCATTACATTAACTTTGAATGGTGCGTTATGCTCTTTTTCTACCTGACGAACAAGATGCTTTTTATTTGTCTTGACTAAATGCGTATAAAGTTGTTTGTGTGTTTTAAATGAGACATCACACAAATCACACCAAAATAAGCCCTCATCGTCAGCGACACTCGTAATATGGTCTTTGAAAAATGCGAATGTGTTGTTTATTAGATCTCCGTCAAACTCAGGAATAACTGGAATGAGTCCCTTACCATAATATTCGTTAAAACGATGCTCATAAGAGAGCATATGCGTTTTAATATTGTGTTTTTGTTTGACTAAAGTTGTATGATTCTTCATTTCTTCATCTCTAAAGAGTTTAGTCTCAAACTCACAGCAAGAACAGCGAAACATCGGTGAACCAGTTGTATTGTGTTTGTAAAAATAATGTTTTACTGATGGATCGTTATGGTTGGTAATGATGGTTTCAAGATTTTCCAAATCAAAGGAAGTTGTTTTGTTTTCTATTTTTTCTAATTCTTTTGTTGTTTCTTCTCCTTTTGTTGTTTCTTCTCCTTTTGTTGTTTCTAATTCTTTTGTTGTTGTTTCATCTATTTCCATCTGTTCATTCTGACTTCGGTTTATAGCAATGTCCAATTCTCTTTCTTTTATAATAATTTCGTCTAGACATTTGTCATATTTTCCTATCAATACTTGTGTATTTTTGTTATAAATTTCATTTGTTTTAGTGTTAATAAAGTACCTTTTCCCCTTATGCATAAACAACTTGACTTCAATTTCATCTTCTGTTTCTTCTGTTTCTTCTGTTTCTTCTGTTTCTTGTTTTGATTTCTCGTTGTATAAACTGGTTTCATCTTTTCTTATGGTTGTATAAATAATATTCATCATATTCTTATAATCTCCTTCGAAGTATTCAGTTCCTATGTCTTTCCGTTGAATGAATGTCTGGTTAAATAACTTTAAAATTTGAGTTTCTGTGTATTTGCAGTTACTACAAATCATCTGAAACAACAGAACAGACCCCTTTGGATATTGGTTAAACCGCTTATAGTTTTCTTTCATTGTTCTTCCAACTTTATAAATATTTTCATTGGTTTTTATGAACTCTCTTTCTTGTAACAGATATATGTATTGAGATGTCATTTGGTTTATTGGTAGATTAAACAATGTTTGTTTAAATGACAATTCAATTTTTAAATGAAATTAACATTTAAATACTTATTCACAAGTCAAAGTATTTAATGACTAAAATAAACACGTTGGTTTTAAGTGGTGGTGCGTATAACGGGCTGATTGAACTTGGAGTATTGCGACAGTTATCTGAAAAAGAGTTTTATGACATTAACGCCATAGAGAGAATACATGGGACATCGGTGGGCGGATTCATTGCTGTTTTGTTGGCTCTTAAGATGGATTGGAACGATTTAGTCGAATACTTTGTAGAAAGACCATGGCATAAACTTCTCTCCATTAATCCAATTGAACTCTACACAAAGAAGGGTGCATTTGATAAACAATTCTTTATTAGTGCGTTGACGCCATTGTTTGCGGCAAAAGGTTTAGATATTGGCACTATTTCTCTCGGTGAATTCCAGTTATATTCCAATATAGAACTTTACTTTTATGCGATCAAGTTATCTACATTTGAAGTGTGCGAGATATTGGATCATGATTTACCACTAATTGATGCTATAACAATGACCTGTTGTATGCCGATTGTGTTTAGGCCGGTAATGTACAAAGGAGAATACTATATTGACGGTGGAATTGCGTCGAATTATCCGTTGAGAGAAGCGATCGCGGCAAGAAACGCCCCGGATGCGGATGCCGATGATATCCTTGGCATTGCATTCGACCTTGGTACCACCACAACCGACCCAATTAACGAAAATTCCAACATAATGGAGTACATATACTGCTTATTCAACAAAATTAGCACTATACGCGAGTTTAATAACATAAAATTCGGCACTATTCCAAACGAAATCGTCATACGATGTGCTGCAATGAATGCGACTGATGGATATGATGCATTATTTAAGCGTGATAAGAGAGAAGAACTGATAAAACAAGGTGAACGACTGGCTGACGAGTGGTTAACGACGAGAACGACGAGTCCAATTCTTTAACGGCGAGAACGACGAGTCCAATTCTTTAACGACGAGAACGGCGAGTCCAATTCTTTAACGCTTTCTCTCCTCTTTTAACTGTCGCAGCAAGTGATTTCAAATGCTTTTTAACTTCCTTCTTTTCCTTCACATTCCACTGAATGATGTAGAATCCCTTCTTATCTTTGTAGATGTCTTCGCCATTCTTGTAAGAACCGTATACTTTGGATTTTTTTGTTTTTCCACCTGTAGTAACACATTTTCTATTACATCCATCTCCATCAAATGTTTTACTTAAACATGGCAATCCATATAATGCTTTTCTGTGAGTACCTATATCTTTAATGTCTCTTAAATACGAACCAGCAGGAGATGGTATCTGTTTATCTTTGTTTAATGGGTATTCAATTGTTCTAACATCTTTTTCAGTAAATATGTCTTCGTCTTTTAAAGACGGAATAAGTTTTTTTATTGTATCAATGTCTTTTATATTATCTAAACCTTCCTTTCTTATTAAATACTCTAACGCATCACTTAACTCAATAAAAAATCCAGGTGTTTTTAACAATTCTATCAATTTTGGTATTACATATGTTTTTGCAATCTGAGGATTTAAACTAATTACTAATGAAATTTTATTTCCATATTCACTTAGCCAATATAAAATTATTCCACTTAATTCTTTATTTGACTCGCTGTTTATTAGCAAATAACAAGAACAGTTAAGATAATTTTTCATGCCTTCCCAACCACCAAAGTTTATTATTCCTATTTTCTTATAACTTTCCTCATACATTTTAACAATTTGGTCACCATAATCGTCCAAATCTTTTGATTCAGTTACAATCCATTCCATTTTGTATAATTCTTAGAAAATAAGTTGGAACTTATTATATTGTAATAAATCAGTGAATAGTGAATTTAATTTATTTCATTTACACCTTTTCTCATGTAAAACGCCCATTATTTAAGATAATTACCTTCTATATCTCTTGACGCATAACAAGATGATGAGAAGTGTCCTTCTCTACCACATCTAAAACAACAATCATCATCACTTTCACTTTCGTTTTCTTCTTCACTTTCATATTTATTATATTTTTTATTACGATAATTACAATATTTTTCGTGATATTCGCATTTTTTTGGGTCTGTAAATTCTTTTTCACAATAATCACAACACCATATATTTTCACTACCATCACTTTCCGTTTCCCAACATTCATTTTCTTCACAATCTTTCGCAAAATGTCCTTCTTTACTACAAATAAAACATTTATTATTAGTTCCATTACTCATTTGTTGTAAATGAGTTATTGTAGTTTTATCTAATTCAATTTTAACATAAGAACCACCACGAACATTTTGAATTCCGTATTTATCCATATAAATTCTAGTATATTTATCTTCATCATAATCATCACAATTTGGAATAAGTTTTATTAAATTAATTGGTTTATACTTGATAGTCCAAGCCGAACCATTAAAATTAAAATGACTTTCTATACGAAATTTTGGATTACTTGTTTTTCCAATATAATATTTACCTTGCTCTAACTGAAGTATGTATATATAAACCATTTTATTAAATAATATTTATATTAATAAATAATATTTAATTCAATTTTATTATAAATAATGAGCGTTTTAAATGAGAAAAGGTGTAAAAGAATAAGCCATCCGACAGTTAATATAGTCTTAAAGCACATTCTGCAAGAATTGCGTAAGAGTATCATCGCTTGGCTTGGCATCAAACTCAACCACATCATCGTCACCTCGAACCAGTTTAATCGTGGGGAAACCCTCAATGCCATACTTATCAGCCATCTGTTCCTCCTTATCACAGTCAAACGACTTGAAATTGACGACTGTTCCGTTGATTGCTTTGCCGTTGTACTTCTCTTTCATAGCATCCCAAACTGGTTTCGCCTGCTTACAGTGAGGACACCAAGTGACATAGAAAAACATCAAGTCAGCCTCTTTCGTTGGAGCACCGCCTGATTGCTGGTTGTACTCGTCATTCGGCACAAATCCCTGTGGACGGATGTAGTTGAGGTAGACATACACAGCAACACCGATGAATGCGGCGACACCACCCATAATCATCAAGTTGCGTTTGTTAGAAAGAAGTCCCTTAATTGCATCCATTGTTAATATATAGAATTGAGAGAAAACGTATAAATAAAAACAACGAATAATTATATTCAAGAATTATATTCTTTTTTTAACACATTTTTCGTCAATTTCAAAGGTTTCACATTTTACATCCTGAGGAACAATTTTAATCAGGCACTTAGACTTCTTTCCATACAACGGTTCAGTGCATCCCGGTTCTTCCTTCTTCTTTTTAAGTAATTCTTTTATTTTATCCATCTCAGTATCCGTATCCAAAACACATCTCGATCTAAAATGTTCGTATCTTTCTCTCACATCGCAATACGACAATCCCGATTTTTTTCCTAACATCTTATTAACAAGTTCGTGTAAATCGTAAACAAATCGAGAGAATGTTGCTCGATCTTTCATATGTTTGTTTGAAAAGTTCAATTGTTTTAAGTTTTTTGACAAGTTCTCTCGACAATAACGGCATGGCAAGACATTTCGGAGAGAAAGTATAAATTGTTTGTATTGCTTCTTTTGCTTTGCTGACGGTTCCACTGGATAGTTGAAACTCATAGTATGTAAAAAGTGCCACATTGCTGGCCCCCATATAGTTGTTAGCATACCATCACCACTCATGTAATCGTCGTTACTAAAAGTTGGTTTCTCTATTTTTCGAGTCTTATTGACCCGTGTATTACGTCGTTTAATGGTTTTACGCATTTGTTTACTACTAATTGGAGAGAAAACAAATGTTATAAAGAAAAACATTTACTGTTCAAATAATTCTTCATTTGTTCGACGGATATGGTAGTGGCTGGTGATGTCCGCTTGTTAAATTTAATTCCCCATATCATATTGTACAAATGCTTTTCATTCAATGTTTTCTCTTGATCTATTCGAACTAATTCACCCGACGAATTTCTGACGAACATGGTTATAGTTTAAATAATATAAATCAGTTGTGTTTATATCATTCATATAAAATCTAAATAATAAGTCACAAACGCAATGAAAGTGTTAGTTGTTGGTGCAGGATTGTCTGGATCTGTAATGGCTAACTTATTTGCGACAAAAATGAACGCGACTGTAATGGTTATTGAAAAACGAGACCACATAGCAGGTAATTGTTATGACTATTTAGACGAAAATGGAATACTTGTTAACAAATATGGTGCTCATTTGTTTCACACGAATGATGAAGAAGTATGGTCGTATATCAATCAATTCAGCGAATGGTCTCGATGGGATCACCGTGTTGTCTGTAATGTATCCGGTGTATTTGTTCCTATACCAACCAACATCAACACAATCAATCTATTATGCAGCGAAAATATACAAAGCACCCAAGATATGGATGAATGGCTTTTAAGAAACCAAGTGAAGTATCATCATCCATTGGCAAACGGAGAAGAAATGGCAAAATCAAGAGTGGGTGTAGAATTATACGAAATGCTATTCAAGAATTACACATACAAACAATGGAATAAATATCCTGATGAACTAAATCCAGAAGTATTGGGTCGAATACCAGTGCGAAACAATCACGACGATAGATATTTTACTGATAAATATCAAGCACTTCCAACACAGGGATACACAGAATTTGTTAAGAACATATTGCATAATCCCAATATTCAATTAAAACTAAATACGGAATATTCTAAAGATGACTTATTGGAAGCGGACATCACCATTTTTACAGGTCCGATCGATGCATATTTCAAAGACAAAGTGGGCGAATCATTGGAATATCGTAGCATTCGATTCGTAAAGGAAAATTTCAAAAACATGAATTATTACCAAGCCAATTCTGTTGTGAATTATCCATTGTTGGATGTATCTTTTACAAGAATCGTCGAATATAAGCACTTTCTCAACCAAAAATCACCACATACAACAATAGTTAAAGAATATCCAACAGATGAAGGTGAACCCTATTATCCAGTGTTAAACGAGAGAAATATGCTGTTGTATGAGAAGTATAGAAAATTAGCGGAAGATGAGTCAAATGTGCATTTTATTGGTAGATTGGCAAATTATAAGTATTTCAACATGGATCAAGCAATAAAAAATGCGATTGATTACTTTAATTTTAATTTCATGAAATGATAAAGGTACCAACAATGATACTAATTTTAAGAGGACACATTCGAAATGGGTTTGAAGACGATGGATTATATGATTTTATAAAACTCATTACGCAGACAATCGATCCGGATTTGAAAATATATATTCATACATGGAATAGGTTTGCATCTTCTCTTAGTTGGAGAGAAATAGAAGAAGACAATAGAGAAGTAACTGAAGAGACAATTTACGACTATTTTAAAGACTTGAAACCATTTATAAAACACATTATAATTGACAATGATAAACTGATTGACTGCGAATTAATAGGAAATACATCGAAAACAGATAGAATAGGGACAACAAAATGCATGGTTATAGCGTGGAAGTACATGTGGTATGGAATTCACAAAATAGCGTCTCATGTAAATGACAATGAATCACCTGAAATTAGTGTAATCAACACTAGATTTGATTTGTTTAAACATAGATTAAAAATTTCGTTTATTAGAGCATTTGATTTCATATTTAATAATAGAGATGCATCAAATGTTGAAATAAAAGTAGAAAGTGATGAAATAATTGGATGCGACAATTTATACATTTCGAGTGTTTCAAATTTTCACAAAATAACAACGCATTTTCACAACAATTTGGATTTTATATTGCAAAAAGACTGTGCTGTAAATGCTCAAGAAAAGTTATTGTTGATTGAAACAGACATGATGTTTAATAATGACCGACATAAAACATTAATTGAGAATTTAAAAAAAAGCATTAGAAGAACGGATTTCGAATTGCCATCTGGATTTAAATTATCTATTGCATTGGCTCCATTTATACCAGACAATCCGAATATTTTCTTTAT